AAAATACTTTTTACGGGTTGATAGATGGCTTCTGAATCAGATCTCATAAAAGCGATGATACCAGAAGGTACTTTCGAGAAAGTGCTTGCACGGCAAAAGTCTGTAAAAAAGAAACCCGTGAAACAAGAAGCTCCGGTAGTTCAGTCTTTTTCAAACGGTGGCGAAGTAATGCCGTTGCCTCTTTCCGGCGTGTCAATTTCGAAACCAAGTTCTTACGGCGAACTTTTTACTGATATAGACAGCACTGTCCGTGGTCTGGGTAAAGGTGCTCTGTCTGTGGGGCTTGGTTTACCGGGTGATCTGTTGGCGTTACTTGGCGGGGCTGGTTCTTTTATAGGTATTCCCGGAGAAAGTTTTTTTAGACCAGAAGAGGAAAGAGGTTTTCTTCCAAGACTAAAACGTGCAGCGGGAACCGTCGACAGGATATCTAGCGGCATAGGATCTTTGGCTCTTGAAGAAGCGGCTATTAATCGACTTTTAGAAAACGAGGCTGGTCTTTCGGATCGGGATTTAGCTTTGCAAATAGAAGCTTTAAGAACAGGTGCGTTTACAGGTCCTTTAACTCCTGCCGCACTTGGGCTTAAAACTGCTCCTAAACTAGTAAGCACTCTTGATAAAATAGAAGAGGCTGTTGATGTTGCAAAAACTGAACCCACACCAGAACCAATTCCTACAATGATCCCTGACCCGAAGGTAAAACCCAAACCTAAAACTAAAATAAAATATAACCAAAAAGAAAGAAGAATTTTGGAAGGTGATGGGAACACTGGAGGTCTTTTAAGAATGTTGTTTGCTGACGACGATACTTACGTTGTAGATACTTTTGAAAACTATGGAGTAGATGCGGACTTAGGCGGTCCAGCCAAACTCCCAAAAGGAAGCACTTTAAGGTTTAGAGATAAGATATACAATCAAACACAAGAAAGTTTAAAAGACCAACCTGAAAAAATGTTGGTTTACAGACATGGTGAAATTGGTATATCTGCCCACGCAGGGCATCCTGTTTCCTTTACTCTTGCACCTTTCAGAGGAACATTGCCGTCGCAAGGTCTTGATAAGAACGTTAAAGGTGTGTTCTTAAAAGACGATGATTTTGAAGTTTACGAAGTCGACAAAAAAGATATTTTGGCTAACTTTGAGGGGGTTGTTCCTCGCTATTCTTCGTCAGGTGCTGGTCATGAACGAGAACTTTTAATCTATCCAGACAAAGTAAAACTCTACCAGCCTTCCTTCGATGATGATGTGGTTCAAGGCGTGGGTTCTTTAGATCCTGTGAAAGAAGCGGCACAACTTGCGAGAGAAGAAAGAAGACAGAAAAAGATAGCGAGACAAGAAGCGGCAGCATTTGTTCCGAATGAGGCAAAAAACACTCTTGGAAGCTCAGAAATTAAAGCAGATTTTGTTGAACAACTAGGGCTAGGGTACGGGAAGGGCGGCGTTCCTCGTTTGAAAGAGTTTTTCGAAATAGCCGATAACATTAAATATAACTTTAGGTCTGGTCGTTTATTATTTAACCCAGATTCAGGTTTGGGTATGTCTCAAGCAAACAAGCCCCGTAATTCCAAATCTGTTTTAAAAAGTTTTGAGCGTCTCGGTGTTAGCCAAAACGAATTAAAACAAACAGGTTTGTTAGATTATTTAAACAAAAACAAAGAAGTGACCCTATCTGATCTTCAAAACGTGTTTGTTGTTAACAAACCCAGACTCAAGATGGTTCGAATAAATGAGAATGACAAGTTTCACATGTCAGACCTACAGCGTTTAACTCCTAATCCAAAAGACGGAGACGTGGGTGTGGGATATATCTCAGTGGATGTTGTGGGACACGCTCATTTTGACGAAGGACAACCCGGTCTTGAAAACATACTTAGTAAAGAGGGGCACTATAGAGGCATTTCAACAACTACTGTAAATACGACTGGAAACCCTGAAACTTTGAATGTTCCGTTTCCAAATCCCATGATGCATACTAGAGGCGTTACTGTTCAGTTTGATGCCGGAACAAAAAACGCTGAAAAGTTTCCTAACGGCGCACAAATCATAGAAGAAGTACAAGATGATTATTTAGGAGACTTCAGGATGGCAGAAAACCTATCGAGCGCAGAGGAACGTGCAAAATTACAAGGTAAAATTTCTGAACTCGACGAAGTTATATACAAAGAATCTGACGAACTTATGAACATTTTAAACGATGATTTTCTTTTAAACGAAATAGCTCAATTAACATATCGTGACGGAATGGAGTTAGGAAATAAACTAGGACCGAACAAAACTGAAATGCCCGCTGAAGAGTATATCGCTGGCAACATGCGTTTCCAATTCCATGAGTTCAATACTCGTAATGCGTTTGATGATCTTCAGTTTAATGATCTTGGTGAGCCTGTGTACGTTGATGAGGGAGGACTGAGTTTTGGAGACATGCTAAAAGCACAAGGTGTCGTGACTAGTCCAACAGGTACAAAAATAGCCCCTAAACAATTTATCAAAAATCCAACAGAACTAAACGCAGAAATGATCTTCCAATTTGCGGATGAATTAGAGAGCATAAGGTCAGGAGAGAGAAGAAGAGACGGGCTAACACGAGACGATCTTTCAACTCCTTTGCTAAACGTGGACATAAGTAAACTAAGGCTATTGGCAGAAAAGGTACATGAGAGAAAGAGACAGACTGGCATTCTTTCAAAAGCAGATGAGCTTGCTGCTTTGGGAGTGATAGATTCATCCATTAAAACTAAAATAAATGAACTAATTCCTGCATATAGAGAAAAAGTAAACCAATTTAAAACAGAAATCGCAGAACTTGAGCAAAGCGTAAACAATTATAACAAGATAACTATGGACAACACTCTTCGTAACGAAGCAAAAATAGATAATGTTAATAAGGCAATCAAAAACATAGAGGAAAAAGTACCCGCGGATTCAAACGAAAAAGTAAGGTATTTACCTCGTGGTAAATTTGGCATGGAAGACACAGTGCTTCTTTCCCGAGAAGAAGCCTTAGATAGATACGCAGACGACAGAGCTTTTTACGAGAACCAGTTAAAAGAAATACGGAAAAGGGGCGACATAAACAACCCAGAAGCATCTGATTTAACAGAAAAACTTGGTAATAAACGAAAAGAACTTGCAGAATATGACAGCAAGTTCCGTGAAGATAATCCAGAAATAACAAACTTTATAGAGAACAAAAAAATCACTGAAACAAAAGAATTTAAAATAGACCCTGTTTTTAAGGATCAAACTGGAACAGCTATGTATATGCTAAAACAAGAAGTAGCTGTAGCTTTAGAAAAAGGATTAAGCGGCGTAATTTTGCCTAATTACATTGACATAGCCACTAAAGCAAGTCGAGGCGGTGATCCGGCTGACTTTAAACGAACATACGACGACGCAATGAAAAAACTACAGAAAGAGTTAGAAGAATACGGTTTTGAGGTTGGTACTATTGATGTACCTTATATACACCACGATGAAATAATAGACTCTAAACCCTCAATGTACATCAAATTCCCTGAAGGGCTGGACAACTTTGAGCCAGAAGTTAAACTCGCTAAAGGTGGTCTTGTAGAGAAACAGGTGGTATAAAGAATTATGTCAGAATCGGATATTGAAAAATTAGGCGCACTTGTAGCTGAGTCTATGGGAGCAGGTGGACCAGAAGGTCAGTCTTTGGAGATTGAAACTGAAGGAACTCCTGTTGAGTTGGAACAAGACTTAGAAGATATGATCGGTGTTGTCTTCGGTGAAGACGGTCAGGCACAGTTTATTATGCCGGGCGAAGAAGACACAAATCTAGAACTGCTCCATGACAGCAATTTGGCAGAAGATTTACCAGACGCTGTTTTGGATCAGCTTTCCTCTAATTGCTTACAAATGTTTGAAGATGACCAAGACTCACGAGACGAGTGGCAGTCTGCGTTATCGCGTGGTTTAGATCTACTTGGTATTCGTTACGAAGAACGTGACGCACCTTTCTCTGGTGCGAGTGGTGTGACACATCCGTTGATCTCTGAATCGGTGACACAGTTTCAGGCACAAGCTTACAAAGAGCTTTTACCTGCAAGCGGTCCTGTTCGCACAAGTATTGTTGGACTTGAAACACCAGAAACAGTTGACCAAGCAAGTCGTGTAGAAAACTTCATGAACTATTATGTCATGGAGGTCATGGAAGAGTATGACCCTGATATGGATCAGATGTTGTTTTACCTTCCGTTGTCTGGTTCGACATTTAAAAAGATTTATTTTGATCATATCAAAGGTCGGGCTGTTTCTAAGTTTGTCCCCGCTGAAGATGTTGTTGTGCCGTATTCTGCCACAGACTTGAGAACCGCAGAGCGCATCACACATGTGACAAAGATGACAGAGAACGACATTCGTCGTTTGCAGGTTTCTCGTATTTATCGTGACGTAGATTTGCCTGGACCGGGAAGCTCTTACAAAAGCGACGAAGAACTACAGGAAAAGCGTGACGAGCTAGACGGTATGCGTCCGTCTTATTCTGATGATGTTTACACGATCCTGGAAATGCACACTCATCTTGACCTCGAAGGTTTCGAGGACATGGATGAAGAGGGCGAACCAACAGGTATAAAAATTCCATACACTGTTACCATTGAGCGTGACTCTGGCAAGGTTCTGTCTATCTATCGTAACTATGAAGAAGATGATCCTGAAAAACGTGCTTTGCAACACTTCGTGCACTACAAGTTTTTACCGGGTCTAGGTTTCTACGGCTTTGGTTTAATCCACATGATTGGTGGTTTGTCCTATGCGGCGACATCTATTCTGCGTCAGTTGATTGATGCGGGCACATTATCGAACTTACCTGCTGGTTTCAAAATGCGTGGTGTTCGTATTCGTAACGATGACGAGCCATTGCAACCTGGTGAGTTCAGAGATATAGACGCACCTAACGGAGATATTCGTAATGCGATTCAGACTTTGCCGTACAAAGAACCGAGTGGCACTCTCTCACAACTCTTGGGTGTTCTGGTCGATAGTGGTCGTCGCTATGCTACTGTTGCTGATACCGCTACAGGCGATATGAACTCACAGGCTCCGGTGGGCACGACAGTTGCTTTACTAGAGCGTGGCTCACGGGTCATGAGTGCAATACACAAACGCTTGCACTACGCACAACGTCAAGAGTTTAGACTTCTTACAAAAATTATTTCTGAGACAATGGAAGCATATCCGTATGCTTTGTCTGTGCCACCAGAGACGTTCAAGACAGACTTTGATGGTCGCATTGACATTTTACCTGTTTCTGATCCGAACATTTTCTCTATGGCACAACGTCATGCTCTAGCACAAACACAGCTACAGATGGCGGCGCAAAACCCAGAGTTGCACAATCTGCGTGAAGCGTATCGTCGTATGTATCAGGCTCTTGAGGTCAAGAACATTGACGCTCTGCTCCAACCAGAACAACCACCACAGCCTATGGACCCGGCGACAGAAATCTCCACAGCGTTTGCTGGCAAACCGTTTGAGGTATTCCCAGATCAAAATCAAGAGGCACATTTAGCGGCTTATGTAGCGGCACTTGTAAGTCCGGCTGTAATGGAAAACCCTGCTGTAAAAACATTGATAATGTCAAAAATGTTCCAGCGTATAGGTTTCTTGTCGCAACAACAGGCGCAACAACAGGTTCAAGCGGCGTTACAGCAACAAGGCATTGACCCGATGCAAATGCAACAAATGGATCCGATGATGGCACAACAACTTCAGATGCAAATGCAACAGCAAATGATGCAACTCGCTCCGCAAATCAACGCACAACTTGTGCAGCAGTATTTACAACAAGTCTCGCCACAGCCACAGCCTGATCCGTTGGTTGGTATCAGACAGGCTGAAGTACAGTTACAGGCGCAGGATAACCAACGTAAAGCACAGAAAGATGCAGTGGATGCACAGCTTGAACAGGCTAGGATTGCACAATCAGCGCAACAAGCGCAGGATAGATTGGCTACACAGCTTCAGATAGCTGGAGAGCGTAACGAAATCAATAGAGAGCGAATTGAAACGCAAGAAGATATTGCGGTTATGAAAGAACTCAACAAGAGGACTAACTAATGTTACAGGGACTTATTGGACCATTAGCAAATCTCGGCTCCACCTTCTTGAAAAACAGGGCTGAACAAGCGGCGGCGAAGCAGAAGCTCAAAGTCGCAAAGATTGAGGCGCAAACAAAGAAGGTCGAGCAAGATGGTGCGTGGGAGCTAGAACAGGCACGGGCAAGTCAAGACTCGTGGAAAGACGAATTATGGACCATTTTCTTCGTCTTATTGCTATCAGCCTGTTTCTATCCTCCTGCACAGCCATATATCGAAGATGGGTTTAGGTTTTTGCGCGAGGATTTGCCCGAGTGGTTAAGCTGGTCAATTATGGCTAGTATCGCTGCAAGTTTTGGTCTAAAGTCTATTGGACGGATAAAAGGATAGACAGATGTCACAGTTTGAAATTGTAGACCCCTCTAAGGCAATGAATCTTCCACCATCTATGATGCAGATGATGGGGATAATGGGCGGTCTACCTCAAGGTGGCGTTAGACCCTTCCAACCGTCACGAGGACCAAACCTGAGCAATTTTTTTACTGCGGTTCCCTACGGTGGCGGTATGCAAGGTATGCGTCTGCAACCGAATGTTAGTTTTGGTAACAGAGAACGTTTTGCGCCACAACCACAACCACAACCACAACCAATGTTCAATACATCAGGAACATATCAAGACTATCGGGACTCGTTCAATGCTAGTATTTTCGGTCCAATAGGTCGTCCTTTAACCGAAGAGGCTTTTAACCAGAGATTTGGCGGACAACCACAACCACAACCACCACAGG